GTCAGGCTCTCGCCCAAATTCTTTCATGTAGGCATCAGCAATATACTGTTCCCGAGGTGTATTGTAGCCACGGCCCTCTTCCGACTTAATGATGGCCTGTCTTGCTTGATCAAAGGTCATTTCACCTCTATCAATCTTACCTTGATACCACGCCATGCCTTCTTGATCAGGCTCTCTACCTAGTTGGTTGGTATAGACACCAGACAGGTCTGTAGCGGGCGTTACAGCGCCGGGTACGTTCCCAAAGGCTTGCGAGTAATCAGTCTGACCTGATAGACCACCAGTAGTTGAAAGGTCTACAGAGCCAGGAGCAGGTGTGAACCCACCACCTGTATCAAGGGCAGCATAACGAGCATTTGCTTCTTCGAAAGTTATAAGACCATTCTTGTAGTCAAGTCCTATTTGTTCTACCTCTGGTCCAGGGCTAACTGTTGTAGCATTAACACCGGAAAACTGAGGTTGTGGTCTAAGACCGCCTGTAAGCCCACCAGTAGCAACATCACCGCCAGTTCCTAAACCACCTCCGGGTACGTTAACAGGTCGCTGAGTTGCTGGCACTTGATTAAGTCCAGGCTGCGTCCGGGCGTAATTACCGCGTCTCTGGTCTCTCTGTGCCTGTTGTGCACCAGTAATAGGGGCAGTAACCCTCGCCTGGAGAGCGCTTGCATCTGCTACAGCCCTTTCATAAGGCCCACCAGCAGTAAAATCTTGAGCCCCTCCATAGGGACCAGCACCGGCTTGCGAATAACTAGAGCCATAAGGAACTCCAGTAGCAGGGTCAATACCTGACCTCCCATCTTTCATTACAGTTGAAATAGGATCATATCCCTGCCCACCAGTCAGACCACCAGTCGCCACATCACCTCCGGGTGCTCCAAAACGCTTACGTAACGCACCAACCTGTCCTGCAATTCCACTTATAGGCATAATTTATCCCTTCTTTCCATAGTTAGCCAAAGTATCTTTGGAGTCTGGCTTTTCACTGAACATCCCCGGAGGTGGTGCTTCGCCATACTGCAATAGATAATCTTGTGTCTTCCGTTCCTCATCAGGAGGCATCCATTCCTCAATACGAGAAATATCAAAGTCAGGCATCTTTACGTCCTCAAGGTGAGAGAAATCTGGAGTAAGATCACGAGGACCCATATAAGATTGATCTACCTCACCGCCATACAAGCGATTGGTACTAGCTGTCAAACCACCCTGTAATCTGGACGCAGCAGTACCAAAGCCTTGGTTGATTAGATCGGCTCTAGGTCGTATGTTTGACTGGGTAATATCAAGGAGAGCGTTACCACCAAGCATTTGGTTCTCTAGCATCTGTTGGCCACGGTCTTTAATACTTGTGGCCTGTCGCCTACGTGTCCACCAGTTCTGCTGCTTAACGTACTGCTTCTGGCTTTTAGTCATACCTGATTGAGACTCAGATGGCTTCCCAAGAAGACCACCAGCAACGCTTACTCCGGCTGCCCCTATATATGCCCATGTCACTTGACACCTCCTATTAACTTCTTAGCTTTATTCTCTAGAAAGATATCCAGTGAATCAAAGTCTGGTGCAATGACCTCATCTTCAATCTTCTCGATATCAGTCTCTTCTGTAGGGTGAAATGTAATCCACCGTACATCGGTATGGTTATAGACGGCTCGTTTGGTTCCGGGTTCACTAACCCATACTTTAGGTGCGCTGAATGTCTCATCACCAAATTCTGTGACAACACTTACAGTACCTTCGAGTAATACGTTTAGATGTGCATGTTTGTGTATCTTGCCAACAACCACACTATCTTTAGGCATGAAGAGTTCACGCCCATAGCAACCGGGAGCAAAATGGTGGGTCAACCCACTATCGATATCGAAAGGTTCGCAGGTATCTACTATTGCCTGTTGAAGGTCAATGATTTGATCCCGCGATACATCCATGCTACTTAATGCTTGCTCTGCCATCCTTGGCTCCTACGTAATCGCTAATTTTGAAGAACCGATATCAGGGTCTGATCCGGTTCCAGTATCAAGTTTTCGCATCTGCAATTTTACCCTATCTCCTACCCCTAAGTCTCTTGAAATAGGTAATGTATTAAAGGTCACTACAGCAGCACTAGTTACCAGTGCACCCAGGGCAATACTGTCATCCTGCACAACATCATTAATGACTATAGCCAATTCATACTCATAGTCATTCGTTGATGCACCACGTGAAAATGATAACTGCCCGCTAATTACTCGTCCACGAGTTCGAGTTGATAACCATATAATCTCACCGCTTAGCTCATCAAACATCGCCATTTTCTCAAACTCAGAAAAGCAGCCATAAGCAATGTCCTGAACCGCAATATCAGTCCATACAAACTGAGTAAGGGTGACGTTTCTTCTTGTGGTAGAAGAAAACTGTGTACCACCTCGATCTGAAGACTCAATAACTCCAGCATTATCCATTAAATCCCAACTTGACGATGAATGGTCAAAGGTTACTGGGTGTGAATAGATAACAATCTCATTGTCTTGACTGTTCGTAAGAACAAAACCAACAGATGTCTCATCCCTATCTAGAGTTACCCAGATATCCTGCTGGAATATGGCAGCACTTGTGAAACTATACTGCACCTCAGAAGTAATACCGCGCATAACATAAACTGTATCGCCCTCCGCATCACCAATGATGAGATTAACGCCATCAAAAGCAAGTCCCCGTGTAGTTGTCGCAGGAGAGGCAAAACTAGTTGTTATTGTCGTGCTGAATCCTTCATGGATATAAATAAGATTAGTAACACTATCTGTGCTAACCAGGTTGTTGCCAACAAATGCAATGCCAGATGGATTACTAGCAGGAGCCGATATGCTAGAGGTTGTAGTGGTGAAACCATTATGCTGATAAATCAAGTTTGTGCCTGTATCTACAGAGTACAAATTCCTTTTACTCCACGCCAGCGCACCTACATTAGTTGATGGGGCTGCAATGCTACCATTTGGTGTATTGCTAATACCGTCATACCTGAAGATTGTATCGGTCCTAGTATCTGAAACAATCAAATTACCAAGGCCATCTTGAGTAATACCCCGTATATCAGTACCACCTGTTGCAGCTATGGACTCAAACTCTGTAGGCTGACAAGCCAGAAAACTATCGTTAGGCCCAAGAAGTGTTGGTGATGATCCTGTGATTGTGCCAACACCTACAATATTTGGGTTACCGACCTGTATAATTGTCCCACCAGTACCAAATACCGTAGGGACCATCTGGGCCATAGAGAATTGTTCAATGATCGTAGCCCCATCCTCAATATTAATTCCAATAGAGGCATTCGCAAGCTGAATAGCCGTCTCACTTATCAAGACGGTCCTTGTCATAGAGCCTGATTCAAACTTAAAGATACCGTCTCTTGGTGTAAAGCCCGGTCGAGCCACCATCAGTGAACCACCTTCGTTCTGAACAATATCTACGCCACCAGAACCATCCTGAATGACCTGTACGCCTTCATCGAAGACACAAGCCTGAAATAGCATTCCAAGGCCATCAACACCCACAATATTGCCACCAAAGAAGATTACATCCCTAAAGCGGTTAGCTTGATCTGTAATCGTGCTATCAAGATAGGCCAGATTACCACTGCCATTTTGTCTGACTGCAATATCATCAATCTTCATAGCCGATGAGCCATTCGTGACAAGCAGAGGCACCTCGGTATTGCCCACCATTTCAGTGAGGAACTTTCTCTGACCTATCAGCCAACTATCAAAACCAAAGACGATCTGATTGTTACCTATGTCTAAAGTAGGACCACATACCTCATAGAGAGTCTCAGCTTCCAGCGTGATCACGTTGTTTACAGGTGCAGGTAGGTCAGCAAGAGTACACACAGAAATCCTGTTACCTTGCGTGACATTGTGAGTGGATAAGTCATTCACGCGACCTGTAATAAGTCGAGTCCAGTTATCTGCGTGCTGATTTAGATTGGTGGGTCCAGCTTCACGGATACGTGAATTCTCAGTGAACGGCAGTTTTCGCCCCGGTCTTACTATCGTATCAGGCATCAGTTACTCCCAACCCACCACCAAACGCCACGTCTACCCTAGCAATGACCAACTTGGCATTACCAGAGAACTGGAGTCTGAAATTAAACATGCGGTTGAAGCGTCCAAATCTTCGCCAGACAAGACGCTGACGTGTATCACCCTGTGTTCCAATATTTCTTGGACGTTGATTGCCCCATGTCTTACCACCATCCTGAGAAGTCGATAGCGTAAGCAGTAAATCCTCACCCAAGGGCGATGTACCAGATTCAATGGTGACCTCAATCTCATCAACATAGATAGGATCACCGTCAGCAAAGACTGTGGGTGATGAGAATACTCTCAGTATAGGAGATCCAAACTCTTCAAACTCATCAAGACTAAGACGACCTATTTTTCCATTAAACTGCTGCAACGTGTATAGATCATCGTAGACCTTTAAGACATGCGATACACACCACGCAGAGGGTGAACCATGTGTAAAGCTAGTATGCTCATGCCATATATTTCCCCCTTGAAGTTTAGATGCCAATGCGTCATAACCCAGTGTTCTATCGGGCATTGAAATAACCGAGAAACAACTCCCCTCAGTACCAACAGAATTCAGAAAAACTTCTGTAAGTTGTTCCGGTGTCAATGCCTCTAGTAACCTGTCGATTGGGGGAGTAGATACCTTTACAGGGGAGTCACCTTCTATACGCCATACTGCGGCCAATTCATCCCTAGAGGCACCTACAAAGAAGAATGATTCCTCACACTCAAGGATTGCAAAAGGGCTCTTTGTACCCTTGTCGATAACATAACCATCGTTGCGTAGGAATGGAAATGGAGATGCACCTACATTGTCATAGACCTCCGTGACCTCAGTACCAAAGACATACAGTTGGTTCCTATATACGAAGGGTACAACGATCTTATCAGGGTCCATCTCAGCAGATCCAAACGACAGCCCATTATAGCTTGTGCCATCATTAACATTGGATGCAAATATGTAACGCGAGTTTGTAAATACAAAGTAACTGTCAAGATAGACGACTGCGTTTGGCAATGTTAATCCAACCAGTCCATCATAGGCATCCAGAAATATACTACCTATATCCTGAACGCCATTTTCTTCGTCATAGATATAGAGAAACTGTCCCGGCACAACAATACATATTTGGGCTAGACCAGCTCCATTCTTAGCCATGAAGACTCGTGAAGTGCCTTCAATCGTACCAAGAGCCGTACTACTAAATATAGGTTCACCTGCCTCTGAGAGAGTCCGGTCGATCAGGTATAACGTAGTGTTCTGGACTACATACATCTTGTCCTTGAACTCAATAAGACCTCTACCAAACTCACTATCACCAGTATCAATTACCGGAACACTACCCGGTGTTGGACGTAGGGATACCTGAGTCAGACCCTGTGTTTCAACAACACTCGGCCACCAATTAGAACACTGCTGAGAACTAACCGTTAACGAATAGTCCTCATACCAGCCATTACCTACAGATATCTGTGTCATCGCATATCCGGTATTACATTTAAGTCATAGACTGATGAGTTACTGTTATCCTGCACTTCCTGAAGAGCAATATCAGCTTGCATGACAATCATCTGTGCGCGATCAAGAGGAACACCGTAACCAGCTATCATCTCCTTCGCTATTGCCCACTTGAGTGCATTAGCCCACTCAGGCGGAATATCAGGCTGTGATGCCGTATCAGGTGTAACCTCAAAAGGCTTATCATAAGTGAAGTTCAACATTTGATTAGAGTTAGCGGCTGTCTGCCAAACATAAACACGGCCATCACCCAGTTCTGGTGTGTAGTACATATTGACTGGAATACCCTGTGAACTCTTCAACGGTTGCTGCATGTACTCTTGACGTGACCAGTCATCAACAGGGATTTCGTTGTCATCACCAAAGGTCAGTGTACGTCCGTTATAGATACGTAGAGGTCGATCTATGAGATCACTGAAGGTGAAGACGGTATTGTCGATACTGGCCATATCCTGCATGGGGTCTTGAATGGTTAATTCAGTATCACTGGTTATTTCAACAACTTTTGTCCAGAAACGCGTATCGTCATCAGTCCGAATTCCAATGAAATCACCAAATCCATCTGTATTTCTTAATTCAAGCCTGTCAATGCTCGCAGCACTGCCTGTCTCATCCTCATCAATAGTGATAACAAATAGAACATTATTAGTAGTCAATTGATTGCGACTAAACTCAAGAAATACAGGCCCATCTGTAGTGACAATCTCTTCATCAATGACTTTGAAGAATGTATCTTTCTGAGAGGCTATAGAAAAACTGCCACCAACAGATATCGCATCCCAATTAATATCCTTCAGGACTTCCTGTGTATAAAAAATGACATCAATAGTAGGTTCTCCTAGACCCAGCTCACCGCCAGCATTTTGCCCAGTACCCCATAATGTCCCGTCATTTCTAAGCGCTATTGAGAATTGATCGCCAGCCGCAGCAGATTCCCACAGATCACCAACATTGGCTTCACGAGTAAATAATATCTGATTTCCCTTATTACCTATCCCAAGTTGACCGTTTTCATTTAGACCTGCACTCCACAGAGTTCTGTTAGTCATTACTGCCGCAGTATGACCACCACCAGATGAAGCTTGTTTCCAAAGTGTGCTGCCACCACCGCCATCACCTACTTCTTGTACGAACTTTGGTTGATTGTTATTCTGAGTACCAAGACCTATCTGACCATACTTATTACTACCGGTTCCCCACAGGGTTCCACTAGTTTTTAACGCTATAGCCGTATTATTGCCACACGATATAGACACCCAGTTAGTATCAGCGAGAAATTCCTGAGAATATAAATCTCGTACACTACTCGTACCAATTCCTAGCTGACCCTTATTATTGGCTCCTGCGCCCCACAATGAATTATTGCCATTGGACTTGATCACCATTGAGAATGTAGATCCGGCAGTTAGAAAACCCCAGTCTGTATCGGTACCAATCTTAATGAGTTCAATACGATCTTCAACATCATTTAAGCCAAGCGCACCATTGCTATTATCCCCAGCTGCCCATAGCGTATCGTCTGACTTTCTGCCCAGAGTGTGATCGCCACCACAAGCAACTTCTTCCCAGTTTGGCGCGTTACTGGATTCACGGGCGAACTCCACAACATTAGCAGTAGTGATATTCTGAGCCAACTGGCCTGAGCCATTGTCACCTGTCGTATAGATAGCAGTGGGAGTAGCAGCAACTTCAGTCAAAGCGGCTGTATGTTTGTTACCGCAAGACACATCCAACCAGTCTGTACGTCCTGTCGTTTCCTGTATAAAGTTTGTTTGTACAGTAGTATTATTAATTCCCAGCTGTCCTCTATCATTGAGGCCAGCACCGTGTAACTTTTGATCGCCGTCAATCGCCATCGTATGATCTGATCCACAAGCAATTGTATCCCAATCTGTAATACTGGAAGATGACTGCGTAAAGAGATGCTTTTCTAAGATATTATTGATAGCAAGTTGACCATCAGCATTGTTGCCTGTCCCGAAAACAATACCATCCACTAACGCGATAGCATGAGAAGAACCACAGGCTATCTGATCAGCAGTCAATTGAGGATGAACACCTGTATATTCATCAGTATTAGGTGAGATGTAAGGAATACCCAACTGCCCGACAGTATTATCACCTGTGGCTGACATACGGTTTTGAGTTTTGACAGCAGATGCAAAAGCACTGCCTGCCGATATAGACTCCCAATCTTCCGCACCCGTTGTTTCCTGAGTGAACGTGGATATTTGAGTGGCAACATTCCCTAACTGACCGGATGTACCATCACCCGTAGCAAATAATTGAAAGCTGGTATTTAGAGCAACTGTAAATGCACTACCGCATGAGATCGTTGTCCAATCCTTATTTTCCAGTGCTTCCTGTAACAACAGAATAGCACCTCCCTGACTACCCAGCTGACCCTGAGACTCTTCACCAACACCAAATATTTTACTCTCGTCAGTAATGACCATTGTAAAATTAGTACCACAACTGACAGCGGTTGCGCCTGGATCTAGCAATAATGTTGTTGTGAAAGCAGAGTACGCAACTTGTAGAGTAGTTCCTCCCTGACCTTGGTTATTATCACCTGAGATCATGAGACTTGTCGTTCCAGCAGCCATTGTCATATTGCCGCCAGCAGTAATCAGTCGCCAGGTCTTTGCAAGAGTAGATTCTTGAGTAGGATGGTTTACACTGATAGGCGACCCAGCACCAAGTGACAACTGTCCTACTGAATTATCACCAGCAGACCAAACTTCACCAGCAGTATTTATGCTAACAGTATGATTTTCTCCGCAAGCGATCTGTTCAGTATCCCCTGCATTAGTCGCCTGGGTAAAATTGCCTCTGGATGCGTTATTGCCTATTCCTAACTGTCCGAAATTATTAAATCCTGTGCCATACCAATTTTTATCATTAGTGGTTGCTATTGTATGATTTTCCCCACACGCAACACTTTTCCAGTTGATTCCAAAAGTAGTTTCCTGGAGATAAAGAAAAAAGTCTATATCTGTTTGACTTCCTATGCCAAGTTTGCCGGACTGATTATTACCTGTCCCGAATATGGTCTCGTTATCTCTGACAATCATTGAAAAATCAGTACCAGCAGCTATATCAATAACATTCGTAATCGCCGTTGGAGCCTGAGTAAATACGTGTTTATCAACAGTATTACCGAGTCCAAGTTGGCCTTTATCGTTGTGGCCGACAGTAAAAAGTTCCTCATTTACTGATACATAGCCAGCAAAATCAAATCCACAAGCAATAAGTAGTGCAGGTGCACCATCATTATTGGTTGTAAATTCTTTCTTTTCATTGTTGCTTTGATTAATACCTAGTTGGCCGAATTGATTATTACCCGTACCATATATAGTTGGCGTACTGGTTTGATTTGATATGGCTAGTGTGAAATCTTGTCTGCAAGCCACTACTCCCCAGTTAAGGTTTTTTGATGCCGTTACATAGGTGTGCCTCTCAGTATTGTCATTAACACCTAACTGACCCTTTGAATTAACCCCCGTACCCCACATTGTGCTGTCAGTTTTGGTTGCCATTGAGAAATCAAAACCAGCAGAAATACGCGACCAATTTGTTGCTTCACTCTCTTCTTTTTGGAATTTAATTTGCTGATCAGTATTATTGAGTCCAAGCTGACCGTGGTCATTTGATCCGGTTCCGTATAAGTCGTGTTCCGTGCCAATTGCGATGGTATGACTTAATCCACAGGCAACCGTTAGCCAAGTAATATTTCCATCTGTCTCTGTAAATACAAATCTGTTTGGGTCCAGTGAATCTATCCCTAACTGCCCATCAGCATTCGATCCAGTAGCATACATTAGATCATTATCTTTGATTGCCATTGTAAAATCATGACCACAATCAAAGGTGCGCCAGTCAGTATCGGTGCCTATCTTAGTAAATGTGGTTAAATCTGCACCACCTATCATCCCAAGTTGACCTTCATTACGGTCACCTGTCCCAAACAGTTCGCCAGTAGTCTTTAGTGCAACTGTAAAATTCTCTCCGCATTTTACATCAGTCCAATTACTAGATTTGGTGGCTTCCTGAACAGGCAGTTCATACCTTACAGTGTCGTCGGTTCCTAATTGCCCATTAGTATTCTGACCCATACCCCATAAAGTGCCATCTGATTTAATGAACATTATAAATTCTTCGCCACTAGCGATATCCATAATTTGATTGCTCAACTCATAAGCATTTACAAATTCTAGGGCATCTGCAATATCAAAATATCTGCCCAGTTGTCCATGTGAATTATCACCAGCAACACTTAATTGGCCGCCCGACCTAACGCCATATGAACTAATATTAGAGGCAGTAATTTTAGTCCAGTCAGTATCACTCCCAACCTGGGTGAGTGTACTTTTATTGTCATTATTACCTAGACCAAGCTGACCATGCGTATTTGATCCAGTACTGTACAAGCTCATATCAGATCGAGTCGCCAACATGTGAGTACGGCCACAAGTAACACTTAACCAGTTAGTAAAACCGTTGTCTTCTTGTCGAAATTTTGTACTTTGATCAGAAGTAAATCCCAGACCAAGTTGGCCTAGATTATTCTTGCCTGCGGTCCATAATGTTCCATCAGCTTTTATCACAGCAGCAAAACTACCTTCCAGGCTAACAGCAAACTCTTTAACTATATCATTGACCGGCATGTAACCTTGCGTGAAAACTTTTACGTCATCCTTAAGTCCGTTACAGAGTTCAGCAGAGTTATTGTGGCCGGTACCCCATAATGTAAAGTCAGACTTGATAGCCATTGTATGCGTTGCACCGGTGTCTAGTAGAGCCCAATCTGAGTCAGTTCCTGCCTGAACAAAAGTATGTCTGTCGGTCTCACTATTATCGCCAAGTTGACCATGTTGATTTCTACCAACGCCGTATATTTTTCCTGCATTAGCACCGACTTTGAACGCCATCGTGAAAAAATCACCGCAAGCAACAGAACCCCAATCAGTAGCACCACTGCTTTCCTGGGTTAAAGACGTGCGTTGTGTGGTGGTATTATCTCCTATCTGACCAAAAGTGTTATCGCCAGCGGACCATAATTTTCCATCTCCATCTACAGCAACCGAGTTAACACTTCCACAAGCTATATGCACCCAGTTAGTAGCGGCACCCACTTGAATGTATTCATCACGATCTGTCGTATCACCAAGACCAAGTTGACCATTAGCGTTATTACCCGTGGCAAACAACTCGCCATCTGTTGTAATGATCAGAGAAAAGTCATCGCCATTAGCAACAACTGCATAGTCGTCACGATCAATTAAAGCTGGTTGAAAAGAGAGTTTTTGAGTCGTATCGCCTTGAGCCAACTGACCATTAGTATTTAAGCCAGCGGCAAAAACCTTTTTGGTTATATCTTCAATCACATAAGTGAACTCATCGCCACAAGCTACAGCCGACCAGTTGTTCGTACCTATTTGCGTGAAGTCTATTTCAGACGCTTTATCGCCACGTCCAAACTGTCCAGATTCATTATCGCCAGTGGCCCATAGCTTCTTAGTGTCATCAATTGCCATGGTAAATGCCAACCCTGCACTACTCGACACCCAGTCACGAGTTAGATTCGTCTCTTCTACAAAATCCAGTTCATTGGTACCTGTATTGGTTCCCAGTTGACCGTCACCATTATCTCCCACACCGTATATGGTTTTACCAGCCTCAGGATCATTGTCGCCTCGCATTGCCATTGCATAGCCAATACCGCAATCAACGCCTACCCAATCTGTAAAACCCAACAGTTCTTGTGTGAATACACTCACATTATCAAATGTACCCAAACCAAGTTGACCGAAATCATTACCTCCTGAAGACCAGAGTGTGAAATCACTTTTAATTGCAACAGAGAAATTTCCCCCAGCAGCAACAAATAACCAATCATCTTCATCGCCAACTTGAATATATATTTCTTCTGGAGTATTACTAGCAAATCCCAGACCTAACTGTCCGAAAGTATTATCACCTGTGACCCACAATGTGCCATCTTGTTTTATAGCCAGTGCATGATTTAAACCTGCACTAAAAACATTCCACTCTTCTGCAAAAGTTATTTCTTGGGTAAATGTGGACTCATCGGCAGTGCTTCCAATGCCAAGTTGGCCTTTTTCATTATCACCTGTACCGAGTAATATTCGCCCAGTTAACTCAATACTTGGGTCTTGGACTGAAAACTCCACCTTCTCGCCTTCACCACTAATATTATCAACACGTATAGTGTAGTTTTCTGCATCTTCTAACTGTACATCCAAGTCTATCAGCAGCAGTCCAGAGCTACCTAAAGGTAATGAATTAGTTACTACCAATTCAAGACCACCTTCTTCATTGACTAAATTGGTAATTACTGCACCGTCAGACGAATCCCAAAAATCAGCATCAAGAGAATTGAATGCAAACAGATCTTCTGGCGCTGTTATCCCTTCCGTACTAGCGACATTAATTATCTGATCGCCAATCTCTATAGCAGCAGTTAATGTTGTAGGAATAAAATCATCAAGACTCGTAATCTCGTCACCATTGGGGCCAAGTTCATATGACTGCTGGCCCTGATTGAGAAAGATTACACCCTCTTCCTGCAACCACAGGTGCATGTTCACCTGCCACAACTTCAGCAGTCTGTTAAGAATGCGAAAGCCGGTAGCTACATCCTCAGCTTCTGGTACTTGGTCAGGTGGAATGATGCCTGAATCAAGAAAAGCATCCTCAACAATTTCACTAGCAGAATATTTAAGTACTGTCGTCATGCTTAACTTCCTGAAGGCTTCCACGGGATAGGAGTTTTCTCATCATCCGTTCCCTGCCCTGGTAGAAATGTGAGTTCCTGACGCGGACGTGCATCCTGAACAGCGATATGTTCAGTACGTCCTCGAATCTTTGTTTGGGGGTTCATCGGCGCATACTCATCCTTGCCGACAACGAGTCCATCTAGAAGACTGCCGTTCTCTTTAACCTTGATACATTCTGAACGATAGAGTTTTTTACCACTGAGATCGCTAATGACATTATGGTCTCCCTCCTGCCAGCGTCTCTTCTTCATGGTAAATCTCCTAGTATTTCATTTTCTTAGCTTTCTTAGCAGGCTTACGAGTGGTCTTCTTTTTCTTCGGTTTTGCGTGTGACTTCTTAGCTGAACCATAACCTTTCATGATTTACTTCTCCGTGCTTGACTAGCTTTCACTGCCCGTAAACGCTTTACGGCAGCCTTCTTGGTAGGTGACTTACCTTTGACATTCTTTATCTTGTAGCCACCCTTTACCTTACGAATAGGCATTAGTACTTCATCTTCTTGGATTTCTTCTTCCCAGTAGAATACTGACTACCACGCTTCTGCACAGAACCTTGAGGGATCTGACTACCACGCTTTTGAGTTTCCAATCTTCGTTGTCCAGACATAATCTTAGTCCTGTAGAACAATAAATGTGAGAGCAGTAATGGCACCTGTATCATTGGCGAACCGAACCCCAAAGCAATTAGCTGTAATCGTACCTGCTAACTCAGCAGTAGTAGTAGCCAAAGGGTTGTCCGTTATAGATGTCCAAATAGCACCTGCATTCCATGCGGCATCATTGGCAAAATCTGCTGGATCACTCATAGTGATCTCAATATGCGTTGCTGAGGCAGCAGCCCATTTAGCCTGAACGCCGATATTGAAAGTGGCATTCTTTCCTCGATAGCTAGTTTTAACACCATCTGTGGGAGTATCGGCAGCAAGACTAGCCAATGTAAGTGTTTGAGGTCTCATCTAATATCTCCTTGAAAATCAGTCATTCCACACTCTATTTATACTGTTTCAGAACATGACAAAAGGTTGATTGAAAGGACGAGGTTTTGGAATGTGATAGTCCCAGCAGTACCTGCACTACCAGCAAGCACGATTGAATCGCCACCTTTTACTGGAATAATCGAAGTTCCCGTAATACTAGATTTACCAGCAGCACTGATTGACGCTGTCACCGTAAATGTTGTTGAGGCTGTTATTCCAGTAGTTCCGGTACCTGTATTATCCCAACTAGCCACATCTAGGAAGATAGTATTTGCAGGAGTAGAAAAAGCCTGAAAAGAGAAGTTCACCAAGAAATACCCAGTAATACCTGGGTCCGCATCAAATAAAAACTTATCGGTACTACCTGTAAGTCCTTCCTGCTGATCAATCACTTCAAATACACCAACTAATCGTGATTTAGCCGTAGTAGTAAATGTGACATCTTTGCCTGTACCGCCATTAGAGGCGAGACCATGTACCAAAGGATGGCAAACGGTATCCTTAATTTGTAGATTCGTCAGAGTAGTAAAACTCTTTCCACCAAAATGAGTGCTAGACATACTAATTTCCTTTAAATACTAGGGGGCCGAAACCCCCTGTGTTTATTAACCGCCTGAGTTACCCCAGCAACCACGTGGATCAGTCCAGCCAAAGCTATCCCGATAAGTGGCCTTGAAGCGAGCGCTAGAGGTGTTGAAGACATTGTCTTCCTCAAACTCTACAGGCCAACGTTCAAAGTGGGTTAAACCGGCTTCAACATCCGTCTTGGTAAACCAAGCATCTGGGTCAGTCAGGAAGTGGTTAATAACATAACCGCCGGGTATAGCGTTGACATCGTTGATCGCATTCACTGCATTATTGGCAGTATCATTCTGAAGAACAGACTTGAATACACGACATGCTTCGTAGGTCTGCGAGGTAGGCAGGATAGTCTTGGTGGGACGAAGATTAATCTTCAGACCACGAGTATCCGTTGCATTACCAATAGCAATCAGCATTGTCTCAAGAGAAGTCTCCTGAAAATCCGTAGCTGCTGTACGATTACTAAACGTACCACCAGAAGGACCATTGGGGTGAACAACATCAAATAAAGCCCTACCATCACCACCAGGCATAATATCAGCAGCGTTAAAGCCGTTATTAAGAATATTGGCTCCTACAACTTCCTGTGTCTGCCCAACAGAGAAAGCTAGTGCTCTTGCACGGCGTGTAAACACGTCATACAACTGATCACTGAATGCTTCCTTGGTAACCTCAAAGCCCTTACCGTATACGATATGGTCGTAGCGAGGGGTGTAACCCTGCTGCTGACTATCGTATTTGATACCTTGACCTTCAGGTTTTTCAGGTGCTAGACCAAAACCTTCAAATTGTTGGTCCAACTCGTAGTTTTTCTCGGAGGTACTTTGGTCAAATATCTCTGTCCACTCAGTGGGATGAGAAGTATACGATTGTCCAAATACCTTGCGTAGTCCCGGCCAAAGGAGTCGTACAATACTAGCAGTTGTAATTGTTCCGCCTGACATAATTTATGCTCCTTCTTGACCGGCGTTAAATAGAGTTGCATTGGGAGTAACAAGAACTTTCAATGCGTTTACAGTACTACCAGATTGAAATTCACTAATTGCAAGAATCAAAAATGGGTGATCCTGTGAATTCGCGCCACTAGCTTTAGCGTTACCATCAACTTTCATGCCTGAAGTGCTAATACTTCCGACTACAGAAGTTCCTGGAACAAGAGCGATGGTATTACCAATATCTGCAATCACAACTTCAGCGGTGCCGAAATCGACCTCAACCTCATAGACTGCTTGTGTATTGGTATTAACAAGAATCTCGCGTGTCCCACTAAAATTTAACGGGATACCAACAATTTCATTATCAGGGTCGATGGAATTACCCATGACAATACCAAGCATAGTCTGACCGTTAGCTGTCAGAACTGCTCGTTTACAAGCCATGATTCCGGTAGCGGAAGGTACTGCAGGTTCAATTTGGACAACGTCACCGATAGCAAGGGCTGGATTAGAGCCATCACCAGTAATGATGAATGTTTCGAGAGGTGCAGGATACTCAGTTTGAGCATAGTTCCTGGCTAATTGAAAACCCGACATAGGGTCCTCCTTTTAATAGTTAAGAAAATATACTCCCGAAGGAGACCTATTCTCTTCTACTACTAAAACGGACCCTTTGCCGCGTAGAAGCGCCGGTGAGGTTAGTCGCCAGCTACTCGCTCTATGACTTGATCCTGACCGTCAACGACGTACTCAGGAACATTGCCACCTTTAAGAGCTTGTTGAGATTCAAGTGTAGCAGCTGCTTTTTTACGTTTCAAGGCATTTGTTTCATCTGCGTGTTCTTTTTTCTGGATCATCAGAACAAAGTCAACGCCTTGGCCACTCTTACCAGTACCTGCTAGAACTCTAATGCTTTCACCCCTTGCATCAAGGTAAATATCCCACCAGTCATCAATAAACATTTGAACCCGTGAGTTTTCATCAGTAACCCAACGATACACGCAACCCTTTGATTCAATATCTCTCTCGATATCATCTGCTAGATGGAGGGCCTGACCTGCACCACGGTGGATGCGTGGCTTGCGTTCTCTATCCATATCCAGACACTCAACCTGAGAACGAGTTGTGCCTTGAACACCGACATCCTTGCTGTTCTTCTTTTTCTTACCACGAGTACCAGTTTCAGCACCCAGCGAACCATCCTTTAGGACAAAATACTTCTTACCATTTACAATTTTTGTTTTTCGCTTACCCATTATACTTCTCCTTTACTGAATGCAGCTTTACGCTCTTCAACGCCACCGAGCATTTCTTTGTGGTATTCACCGGGAGTCTTATAGATCCCCGCCCTTTTGAATGACTTATAAGCAGTCAATTCTTCACGACTCAAATCCTTCTCGGTAATCTGGGATGCCTTGGGTTGGCGACCCTTACCCTTTGAGCTATCAGCCGCTTGCTTGCGAGCATTATTGGTTTGCTTGAAGCGATGGGGAATACCCGCCTTGACTGCCTCAATAGCTTCTTCTACTCGATCAGACTGATTCTCTTTCTGACTTTGGCCGAGTGATTTATTGAAGAGGAACTGTGCATACTGCGTGTCAGCATCATCACCATTCTTTATCCAGGTATTTTTGGATTCAAATTTATCAATCAATACCTGAGCGTCTTCATCAATAGAAGCTGTATTCTTACTTTGAGGACTTCCAGCAATCTCATTAACACGCCGTAACTGAAACTTGGTCTGTTCCATTTGCTTCTGGAGCATCTGAACATCATCATAGTTAGCCTGCTCAACGGCTTCCTTATGAAGTGATGTCAGATCAAGCATCTTCTGGCGAAGGTTTACAGAATCACTCTCAGCAAGAATAGAACGCTCTACCTCCATACGATCAAGGCGGTCACGTAGTTGTCGCTCCTTGCGATCCTGACTTTTCTTCTCGTCAAGAACTTCACCATACTCAATGAACTCTGCAGCAGTCTTAGCATCGTCACCCTCGTAGTCAGGGTCAAAGCCACGTGCTATAGCTTGCTCAAGAACCTCATCGACCTTTTCCGGTTCTGCCATTTCATGCTGGACTTCTTCTTCAAGATTATCCAACTCAGGATTATCATCCTTCGGAGTTTCAGCAGTTTGTGCTGCTTCTCGATCTGCTTGTGTAAATACAGCGCTATTAGGCATTGTCTTTCTCCTTAAAGTTACCCATGAGGTAGTTATCCGTAACTACCCGGTAGTTCTCAAAACCTGAACAATCCAAGAGCTTGCCTTGGTAGCGTTCAATCTGGACTGTATCGCCAATGCGTACACCCCACTTAGCGGCTCGTTCTTCTGGCGTATCACCTTCACAACCCTCATAGGCCATAAATGCAGTGGGACCAATAGCAACCAGAGTGCCAATATCGTGGCCACCCTGTTCGCGTTTCATCTCTGTGCTAGTGCCAAGTGCAATGCCGCCAGCACTGTATTCTTCAACGTCTTCAATCTTTAGTACTACGTTGTAGCCATTAGGAATGAAGTCGTGTGTCTCTGGAGAGAATTTCATGATGCGTCCTCCACTGTCTGACGACGTTCACCTTTCTTCAATACAAAATATGGCTCATCAAAAATGAAGCGCTCAACATTCACTACCCAGTCAACATCCTTCCCTTGGCAGTTCTCGTAATACAAGCGCTCAAACCAAAGTTGTACGTTTTTCGTCAACGGGTTTCTCAACCAACGTTCGTAGTCATCGTGTGTGACCTTCAGGTTGTCGAGAAGGGATTGGTGGCTTTCTTCTGCTGTTTCACGTAGTTCTCTTAACTTCATTGGGACCGTCCTTGGTTTAGTTGTTGTTGGTGCTTTTCTTCGTTCATACCCATTTGCTGTTGGTGCTTATCGGCATTCATACCTAACTGCTGTTGATGATTTTCCGCACTCCTAACAGCATCTTTCTGATCTTTCATTAAATCTTGAATCCTATCAAACTCAGCCATGTACTTATCCGTTTGATTTTTGACATCCTCACTCTCAGCCTCTTCCAGTGTCTTCTTGATTTTGGCTTTGAGTTCTTCTATCTCCATAGGCAACTTCTCCATGTCGGCAGTGGCTTGTGCCTCACTACGCTTGGACTGAGCAATCAACGCAGTAGACTGGGCATCCAGTAGCTTCTGTTGTGACTCACTTGCTGCAGTTTGAGCTTGTGCAGCTTCCTGCATCATGGCCTGAGTATCTTCGTTAGGTTCTGGTAGGATTTGGTCTACCTCTTCCACACCGATAGCACCAAGGTAGTTACGCATCACAAAGGCCATATTTGCTCCAACCTGTTGTAAGCGCTCCCACTGATCCATCAGAATTTGCCCCTGCTGGATACGTTGGAATTTGCTTGCTATCTCAGGGTTGGCTGTTGGGATAACGTCAATTTGGTCCTTAGCAAAATCAACCTTAAAATCAGCATCAGTATCAGTGACATTTTGGTACTGCTTTGGATCAGTGAACTTGCGATTTAGGTTGAACAGGATCTGGAACTCTTTGCTCATTGACCGAGCCTGAGCAGAAATCAATGAGGTTGTGGAACCCTGTGCTTGCTCAATACTCATCAGTACCGTGGTAGCAGATGTGTTGGCAGCAATAATTTCTGATAGGTCTACACTCGCTGACAGGTCTTTGAGTGCTTGCTCCATCTTTTGCGTAAGAGCAAATAATGTCTCGGAGGGTTCTTTGAACATGTGCGGTAGGAAGGCGTTCTGTAACTCAGCAGCCTCAACACCAGTCTGCTTCCACTGACCCGGTTTGAAGGTCGCATCACCTTTCTTAATCTCTGTACCACGCGCTGTGAAGCCACCCTGCATATTGGAAAGGTAACCAGCATTCACTAGAGCGTTGGTAGCAATGTTGATAGCGTTCACAGTGGCGGACATCAACTGGTAGTAACCAACCCCAAGGAAGGAACCATCCAGTGATGGCATGAACCGGTAGAAGGTCAGATTCTTACGCCGCTTAATCTTAACGATCTCTGTGTCTTTCGGTATCTCTACTTCTGGATTACCGTCATCACCGATGACCTTACCGTACTTATCCATCTTAGGTACGTACATGTCCTGTAGAGGTGCTACATCACCGTCAATGCCACCAATGATGTCCTCATCAGAGTAACTGGCGACAATGCGTACAATCTTTCCAGAAGCCTTGTGCAGCGTTACAGTGTAAGGTTCTTCGTAACCATCATCATCGAGGTCTAGGAAACACTGTTGTTCGAGGAAGCAGTTGGTAGGGTTATGTGTGTCGTCTTCCCTGTTCTCGTTATCCGAGTTTTCAGTAAAGGCTAGACTCTCTTCCAACCATATCTTTGCAGCCTGTAATGATTTTGCTTCATTCTCGTTAATGTCGAGAATATGAGTGAAGGTAATCTCATCTTGAGTTCTAGCATTTTGGTTAACAGAGAATGCTGGGTACTGGATTAGGTCTGTGACAGGGTGTCCTTCGATAGGGCAGAAGAATGTCTTCTTAACAATGGTACCCATGATAGGTAACTGGTAGAGCAGTTCGTATTGCTGGTCCCGCCAGTATTCCATCTCATGATTGATCTGGAATGCCATGTACATCGAGGTACGGGCAGCAATCTCTTCCTTTTCAGGCGTAACAGGGCCGACAATCTCTGATTTGTTGAGAGTCTTAGGTCTGAGCAGTTCAGTAGTGGCTCTTTCACCAAAACGGTACGCTGCTTCCTGCATTATAGTAGATTTGTAGTTGCTGGCACCTTCAAATGGCGTAGACAGATTTCCATCTGGCATTTTAATCAGCTTTTCGCCCTTCTCGAAGTACTTGATCCAGTCAGACATAGAGTCTTGATTGGCATCGTGGTCTTCGAGGACCTGATTGGCTATTTTCTTGAGGTGAGAACCGTCTAACTCCTCAGCGAGATTAGTCATCTGAGCAAGTTCGAGTAACTCTGTAATGCTACGCTCTTCCATGAGCAAATATCCTTATATGTTAGTCAACACGTCCTGTGCTAACTGTGAGTCCAGTAACGTTACTGGACTAAAATCCTAAGTTGTGGACAATATCCTGTTCATCATCGTCATCTTGATCACTGTGCCACTCATCACGTACGTAGCCGCCTTGAAAGCCTTGGCATAAGTAC